CGATCATCAATTCACTCTCGTTCAGGTCTGGTTGAATCTCAGTTTTTTGCCCTTCTAGCAGCTTGTTTAACGTAATGACCTCCATCTCCAATTTGCGAGCTTGGCGATTCGCTTCCCTCTCTACTCTAGATTTGTAAATGTCGGACTGAACCAGAAGCTTGTCAAACTTGATTTCAATCTTTTCCAGTTCCGCATCCAATGCTTCTAGGCAAATCTTCAAGTTGGATACTTTCTTCTTGAGGGATCCAACAGATGTTCTCAGAGTCTCTGTTGCATATACAAGATTGTCTGTCATGTTGATTGTTACATTTGTTTGATCGACGCTTTCATCTCGTCGAGGTCTTGATCGATGATCTTTATGTTAAAGGAGTAAGTCTTCTCCGGGTCTGACTTGAGGTGGAAAGTTCCTTCAAAAAAGTCTCCGTTGTCTGAGCTCAAAAAGTTGTTGCTTGGGGTGGGGGGAGAGCACAGGGCTATGTCACCTTCAAATTCGGGGTAGGACTCTTCTATCACAGAAACAAGCTTTCTGTAAACTGCTGAAGCAGCTGCCAACTCTCCCTCATTGTTAATCTGAGCTAGAAGTCCATTGTCTGTTGCCCGAAGTTCGCAAGCAACCCCATTATCAAGATATATGACAATTAAGGCTCCTTCGTCATGGCTCTCAAATCTTGCCTCCTGGGCTTCAAACTCACAATCGTCAGGCTCTGTGCCCTCGAAGTTGAATTCTATAAGGTCGTAAAAAGAAGATCTTATGGTTTCGGCGTCGGGTCCCCCCAAGTAATTGGCTATAGCATTGAACAGTTTAGGTTGAGCAAGCAACCTTTCTACAGGATACGCAATAATCATAGTTCTCTCCTTGATGACAGTATAGCCCCCCAAAACAATGGTAAGCTTTGCCTTACTATGAAGGTCCTGCTTTACGTTTTACCCCCCCGGCGATTCAAAGGGGTGCTCCCACAGTTTTGTGCGAGAGCCACCTGCATCTCACGATAGGTCCTCGACCATGGCAACCTTGATACCTTTGCTACCTGGCCTGCCTTGCTTTGCAGTCAAGTCCAGTTTCAAAGGCTTTTTGCGTTTGGAAGCCCAATTTACAGTGTAAGAACCTTCTCCGAAGTAAACAATCTTCGAACCTTCTGGGAGAGCAAGCTTACCTTTGCTCGTTGTTTTCACAAGGTCTGACCCGCACAGTACCATGGCTCTTAGCTCTTCGTTGTTTTCAAACACAACAAGGTACTTCAGCTCTAGAATCTCAGAGTCTTTCTTTGCCAATAGAATCGGGCAGTAGTTTGTTGACACAGGACCTTTGTAATTTGGGGCCACCTTTTTCAGGAACCCTGCTTCGTTTAAGAGCACCAGTTTGTCCTTGGATTCCAGGACCAGAGCTCCCCGAGGCCCTTTGGCTTGTTCCACAAGCCCTTTCTTCACATCCACCTTCAGGAACCTAGGCTTAGGGGCCGCTGCCACCCTCCTGGTTGGGGAGCCGGGTGTATAGGTCCCTCCGTGCGAAGGGGGCTCCACGAGGGGGCTCCTACGAGCCTCTCCGTGCCTCTTTCCGAGCTCGGTCAGCTCCTGGGTCATGTACGAGCTACGGCAGGTGGTGCCTTCTGCCTCGTCGCTTGCCAATTTCTCAAGCTCTTTGATTCTCGTTTGAAGTTCATTGTCCTCCAGGATCAAATCCTTTTCGTCGAGGTTGGTCAACTGCCGGAGTCTCATGTCAAGGATTGACTCCGCCTGGTCATCCGTGAACATGAACGGCTTTGACATAAGGGAGCTCTTAGCTTGAGCTTTATCCTTGGACTCCCGAATTTTCCCAATCACTAAGTCCATCATTCCGATGGCCTTCAGTAAACCTTGGACGATCGAAAGACGAGCTTCCTTGGTGCTGAGTTCTTTCACAAACTTGGCTTGAAGCCGGTTCAGCCTCCAATGAACCCATTTCTGTACAATCTCTACAGGGGAAAGCTCAACTGGCTTATTGCCATCAATGACTAATGTTTTAGCTGAGAACTTGAGTTCGAGATCGGTGAAGGAGTAGAGCTGGTTTTTGAGGGTGTCAGCATTGATCCCTGCTTTCGCTACCACTTGAACACGGTCGCCAGATAGATCGGAGAGATCATTAACCTCGGCTACTCCTTCAATCCTGCCTTTTTCAAGTTCAGCCTTGATTTGCTCTCCGATTTTCTCCGGGTTTGTTCCCGGTGGCAGGTTTGTAAAAGTCAAGCACGGCCTTTCTTTTCCTTTGCCATGCCGAACCACAGAGGTTTCCAACTTTGCCATGCACCGAATGCTTCCGGAGCCTGTTTCTTTGTACTGCTTGAGTTGATCATCCTCAATGATCTGGGTGCCAGTGGGGAAGTCAGGAATGAGGATATCTCGTGCTTTGCTTAGGTTGTCTTTGTAAGCTTTCTCCGAAGCAGTGTGTTTACAAAGGAGCTTGGTAGCTTCGACGATAGACCTGAGATTGTGAGGGGCAATCTTACAGGCATAACCAACTCCAATTCCCTCCTGGCCGTTGAGAAGAACCAAGGGGAACTTGACATTCAACTCCATAGGTTCTTGCAGGGAACCATCGTAGTTTGGAACTGTCTCCCAAGTGTCTGAATCGTCAAGCACACCCTCCCAAAGTAAGGGAGAGGACTTGACTTCCGTATACCTGGCAGCAGCACATTGAGAAGTTGAGTCTCCGAAGTTCCCGTGGCCGTTAATCAATGGGTAGTTGTTGTTCCAAGGTGCTGCCAGAGTGACAATGGCACCGTAAGCTGAACCGTGAGGGCTGTACTTACCCAGCACTTCTCCGTCAAGCCTGGCACTTTTCATGAAGCGTCCGTCAGGCTTCAAGTTCAGCATCTTAATTGCTGTGAAGATTCTCCTTGCAATTGGCTTGCATCCATCCGTGTACCGAGGAATAGCCCTGCCAACTATGACACTCAAGGAGTAGGCTAGGTAGTCTTCCTTTACAAGGGATGTAAGGTTGGTTGGGATGTAGTTACTCATTTTTGGGAGTTGGCCTTGATACGGTTCAACAAAGCTTGCTTTTTGTGAGGGTAGGGTGTAAACCCTATGTTAACAATGTCTTCAGCTACTTCTCTGGTAACTTGAAGGTCAAGAGAGCCTTCTTTTTCAGTCAGATACTCTTTCTTTTGGTCCAGGTCAAGAAGGCTAAACAGGCGATCTTCATCTACCCAAAACCCGTAGTCGTAGTCTTTACAAACAAAAACTCTGACTCTGTTTCGGAAAAATCTCACAGGGTCAGAGCTTCTATTTTCGGTGATTAAAATGTTGATCATTTCGATTGTTTCTGGTTAATACGAGAGCAATCCTCCTCATAGAGGCTTTGCAAGTTTAGCCACAACTGTTTGCCTGTTCCGAAGATGTCCCCAAGCCTTTCAGCAAGAAGCTCATCTATGTCGGCTTCTCCGGCTTCAATCTCGTAGAGTTCTCCCACAGTTAGACCTGTTTCTCCGGCTAAATCATGAGGGGAAATGTTCTTTTCCTGCCTCATTTCCTCAAGCACACTGCCTGGGTGCAAAGCCCAATCAGAGTCCCAGTTTGAGCTAAATCCAGTCATCATCAGTATGAAACCTTTCACACCTTATTATAGGTCGTTTGGAGGGTCCGGTAAAGTTCGGTTAACCGATCTGACAAGTCCCCAAAACGTATCCAAGTATTTCTGAAGCTCGAGATTCCGGGGGTCCGTCAATTTCGAAATTGAGCCCGTTGTCAAACTCTTTCAGATGGCTTTGAACCAGGTTATCAATCTCTTTCGCCTCTTTCTCAGATTCCCACCTTCCGCGAGTGTCGAACGGTCCTACGCGCTTCAAGAAAAAGTTCAGATGAGTGACATTCTCTTTCTCGGCCTCCCTTAGGAAAGCTTTGGCAGCCTCTCCAACATACTTGTCTTTCCCTTTCGATCTGTACTCCTGGTAGACTCCTGCGAGCAGAATGGGACTGTCTGTGACAATGTAGTCAACCTTGCCGTACAAGGTGCTTTCGTAGGAACTTTGCTTCCCAAGCAAGTACAACTGGTCGCTCTGTTTAACCTTACGATCGCTCCAAGCCCAATGTTTCACATATTCCCTAACAAGTTCAACATGAAGACCGAGAAGCTTCATCTGACCAAAAAGTAAAGCGGCAGTAGTAGATTTACCACACCCTGGCCCGCCAAACAGATTTATAACGATCGTATTGTTTCTCATACGTACCTTTTGTAGAGAATTCGGTTGACTTTTGAGATCACCCTGTTGTTAAATCTGCCCCAAGGAGTTAGCTGTCTGTGTAGCACTCGCATAGCTGATCGAGGCGTCTCGCACTTGATACAACGTCCGTTATGTTCAGTGGGGAAGTACACTTGATACATTGAAGTGACAGCTTGCCTGTTCGGCTCCGGCTCAAACTTGTTTACTACTACAACACCTATCTGCTGTCGATTGCGAACATCGTAGCAAACAGCTCTGAAAGTGGAAAGGTCATTTCTAACCACTTTTATCAAAAGTTTCCCTTGGGGATCTTCATTGTGAATCATAGATGCCTGTAATGTTTGAGGGAGGAATAGACGAAATTGAAGACAATGACCATAAACACTCTCCTTAACGCTAGCAGTGCCAGTATGATTAGCAGTGTTTTCGTAGCTAGATTCTCCATTTTCGGGTTTGCGTGGTATGGGAAAGGCAGGTTAGATGTCAAGGTCAAGGTGTGAAAGTTCACCCAACCCCATGAAGTCAACCCCTTTATGCACTATGTGGTAATCGATGTGCCAGTGGCCATGTATCCAAAGATCTGGCTTATGAATCTCCAGCATGTTGTCGAAGCATTTGCGGGTTGCACAAGGAATGTCTAGCATTCCAGGGTACACCCTGGAAATTACTGATTCTGGGCACTCGTGACTGATTACGACTCTGGGTTTGGCCAATTCGTAAACCTCGATGATTTTGCAAAGCTGAGAGTAGCTCAGTTCCTCATCGTGCCACCAATCGTAGCCTTCAGTGCGCAGGTGTTTGTCTATGGAGAGTGCCCCGCCGACACAGAAAATGTCATCACGCCCAAGTGCCGATTCCCCGTCAGCAACATAATAAGGATGCCCCTTGCATTCTTCAAGATTGTCATGGTTGCCCCTTATAAAAAAGTGCTCCCCTTGAGCCATGGCATCAGTGGGGGGACCTTCGAGCTTTTCTCCAGTGCGATAGTTTCGAAAACCAACTCCGAAATCTCCAACCTGAAGGGAGCGGTCGCACTCTTTAATTAGGGCTTTGTAGCGAGACCATTTGCCATGTACATCGCCGATGAATCTGATTTCCATGGTTTAATTATACTTCATTTCACCTTTCAAGTAAAGCTCGGATTACCGAATCAGGAATTAAACGGCTTTGGTACATTGACTCTCCTTGAATAGTGGCTGAATCTTTCCATCACAGGGGGACTCTCACCATTGGTAGAAGGAAGCTCCGGTGTCTCAAAACTCTGGTTTACCTCTGGTTCTTCAACAATTCTGAGTGGAGCGTCTTGCCAAAGGATGTGTTCGTACAGCTCTTCTCCCTCTGGTGACAAGGATGTTATGACACTGTTTACAAGTTCAATGAATTCTCGGTTCGAAGATCTCCTTCCCTTGTTGTACAATTGTTTGTGAAACATTGCCGTAATCTCGTTGGCAATTTCCGTGGACTTTTTGCTCAGTATCTTCTTTTCTCTCAGGAGTTTGTACACTGAGTGCCAAAGGGAATTAGCCTTCTTCTTTTCCTCTGAGAGTTCATCCTGGAGCTTTTTGATTTGTGCTTCAAGAGCGGTTATATTGTCAATCATTGATTAACAAGGTGTGGTCGTACTTTTTGCAGAGGTTACTGATTCGCGTGCTCATGCCCTTCCTCCAGGATTCATTCTGTTCTTCACCCCTCTTAGCATGTCTCTTGTTCAGTTCCTCCTCCCCAACAGATACGCATACGAGCTCCATGTCCGCATTTTCAAACATGGCATCTAGATTAGGTTGATTGCTGAATCGTTCCCCCTCCCCCAGAATAGTCCAACCCTCAAGATCTTCCTTGTTGGCTGACAGCCATTCTCTAAACTTGGGGCCAACCCCTTTGGACATGCGGTCTGTACCGTCGAAAGTGCTTCCGTCATACCTTCCCAAGACAATCACCTTCTGCTGAGGGAATCTATGGTAGATAACAAGACCCTCTTTGACTTCTTCATCTTGTTCCTTCTTTCTTAGGTCCTCAATGAAACTCTTCATTAAGGTGGTTTTTCCAGTCCCCGGTTGGCCGATGTAGTAGCGTATCTTCATTTTGGTTTGAGGTTTGATTGTATTATAGAGTGAGAGAACTATGATGTAAACTTATCTCTTCAACTTCCTATGACCTCTTGGGCCAAGAGCAGTAAAGAATTACAAGAGTTCTTCCATGTCCAACTTTCACTCTTGACCAAAGCTCTTTTCACCTTGGCTTTTGTTTCTTCCTTGTTCTCCACACACTTTAGGATTTCCTTTGAAAGGTCTTTGTAAGAGCTGGAATCTGCTATGTAACCACAATCTCCAACTATCTCTGGAAGGGAAGCGCACGGAGCTACAACTACTGGAACTCCGAGAGACATGGCTTCAATAACAGGCAATCCCATGCCTTCATACTTGCTTGGGCAGACGTACATCTCAGACTGTGTGATCAATTCACACAGCTCTTGATCTGACAAAGAATCATAGAACATAACTCTCTCTTCAAGTTTCATCCCTCTGATTGCTTCCAGCTCTTTAACAGAAGGGGGTTTGAACGAAGATACCCTAAGGTCCAAGTCATGGTCTTTCAAGGTCTTCAAAAGAGCAGTGAAGTTTTTACTCTTTTCATACCGGTTACCCCAATACACCATGTAGGGCTTAGGAGGACTCTTCGTGGTAAACTTAGTAAGTTTGCCGCCGGAGAATTTGCTGCCGGAGTACAGACATTTTGTGTTCGCTCCCGGAATTATCTCCAACACTTGTTTTTGTATGAAAGGAGTTGTACAAGCAAAGGTATTTGTTAACTTCGAGAGACCTCTTAGGGTCAGGCTGATGGAAAGGCTGTATTCTTCCCTTCCGGGGATGTCCACGTCATGTACCACAGGTAGCACTTTTTCACAGACAGGAAACATTGTAAAGTGGTTCCCGATTTGAATGTCAAACGGACCTAGATCTTCGTAAACTTTCTTAAAGTTGGAGGTTTCAATCTTACCGTTGAAACGAGTGTACCCACCCTCGGGTGGGTTCCATTTATGAAACTTTGGCCTCCTTAACAGTAGATCGTCCACAACCACGCACACTTCATGGTTTTCCCTTCTTAGGTGGGATATCATTTGTCTATCCCATTCATTGATTCCGCATCCACCAAATCCCACATTTCCGGAATCCCACAAAATTCTCATAGTACAATCTCCTCAACTTTTCTCTTGAGAATCCTCTCCCAGTACGACTTAGTCTTAGGCATAACTTCTATTGTAGGTATACTATGAACCCATTCAGAATATTTTATCAACTCTTTGGACAAATGAGTTACAATGACCACAGTGTTTAATAATAGTAAGTGTTCAGTCTCAAATGGGTAGTCCCAAATGAGTTGATATTCTGGCAATACCAAAGAAATCGTCTGTGCTTGGGCTATCTCTTTGAGGAAGATGCTATTTGTCCCCGATCTGAAGACGGTGCAGTGTTTCATAATTCTTCAGAAAAGTGGTGGAATGACCCCGTCTCAAGAAAGTGGCTCATCTTTTGATTGTCTATTTTCGCTCCTCGAGGGGCCCAGATGTCCCCCACAACCTCTTTTCTCATTTGGTGCAACACCTCCCAGTCAATCCCATGCCACCCTGAACTCTCTGCTTTCGCAATTTGCTCTGACATTCTGTCCAAGTAAAAACCGCAGTATCTGCCCTTCTTCACTCGAAAAAGTTTTTTGTATGAGCACCCCACGGTTTCTAGAGAAAAAGCGTCAAACTGACTGGAATGTCCGGACCATCGACCTTTCGCCTCCTTGATAAGATCCTGAGAAAAACCTTCTAACCAATCGTACTCATCTGCGGTTAATCTCTGGTTAACCCAGTCATCTTTTCCGGCGGCGAAGCACAAACCGTTTCTATGAGATTTGGACCCAGAGTAGTCGCTGAGCATCAGGGTTCTGGGCTCTATGGGAACACCGCAAGTGTGCTTATAAGTCTGAAGCACAAACCAGGCCGAGTACCTTCCCATCTTCCACCAGTCATCTATAATAACACGCCACAATCGGTCAAAGTTCTCTTCGGGAGAGTCTTGGCACAAGTCCGAAAATCTCTCGTGTTGAGTCCTCTCCCCAACAAAGTCATGGTAGCTTGAGTACATAGAGGCTATGTGTCCTTTGCTCCATTTTGTGTCTGTATCGTAGTAGATACGTGAGTAGTTGTCATTATTCCACTGCTCAAATCTCTCCACGGAAGCCAGCTCTTGGTCCGGGAATTCGTTCTTCATAATGAACGCCGTGGGCAAATTATAAGTGTGGTAGAGCCATGCAAAAAAGTAACGTTCTTCAATGTTGTATTCGTACCTTTCATTGAGATAGTTAATGCCCCAGAGAGGACAATCAACATCCCCGATCTCTGTACAGGCTGCCCACCATTGCAAGAAACCTTCTCTTCTGTTTCGCGGCAGTCTGAAATCCAGGGAGGGAGCATTCGTTTTTGCAGACAGTTTAGTCATCATGTGAACTTCTCACAGCTTTTGAACAAGGTTACAGGATTCGGGTAAAGGTATGGATACAGGTCAAGAAGAAGCTCTTGTGAAGGTACTTTTTATATGCACTGGTTGCATTAATCGAAGCGCGACAGCCCACGTTATTCTTGCCACCCTTGGCAAAGACAAGCATGAAGTTCAAAGTTGCGGAACAGGCAAAGTTGCACCCTTAGGGTGCCGCATACCCCGGAAGATGAGGGATGTCTTGACAGAAATGGGATACGACCCCGCTCATCACAGATCCCAGGGCATCAATTTGGAACTTTTGTCTTGGGCAGACAAAATTATCTGCATGGGGAATGTCCATGAGAAGTTCATTAAGAAACACTTTCCTGAGATGCACAATAAAGTTGAAAATTGGAGGATCAAGGATCCACACTTTGCCAAGGGAGATGCGTTGCATAGGACGGTCGCTAAAGAAATTGAGCAGTGCGTGAAGACTCAATTTCTCTGATGGCTGCTACAGTTTCCTCTGAAGAGCAGGTATCTATGTCTACTAACTCCCTCAGTTTACAGATTCGTTCCTCCACAACTTTTCTGCTGTTTTTGTCAAAGTTGGTGTAGGAGTACCCTTTTTCCATGGAGTCGTTGTAAGGAGCGAAGGGAGGAAAGTCACAGTCACTCGAGGACAAGAGTTCCGAAACCGGAGCATTTTCGAGTGCCATCGGGATGAAGTTTTTGACCCAAATGAAGCAAGATAGGAGCTTCCGGGGGGATCGAGTGCAAGTGAAATGTCGAAACTCTATGGTATCAGTTTCTTTTATTTGAAGCAGGTTAATGCCGGCCCTGGTTGTTAATCCCCACGCAGGCTCACCTGATTGGGAAGTTGGAGCATGGGCTGCCAGGAATTCTTGGACTGTTTCCGCTTTGAGGGCTGCTTGAACCCTGTTCTTAGGCACTTTGTATTGATGTGAAACCTTCCTTCGATTGAACCGTTTACGAGCCCCTCTCAGCTCCTCGGGGGAAAAGTCTCCTAGGCTTGGTACGGGGATTGGTTCAATAACCTCGTAGATTTCACTCTGGTGAGTGTCAATGTATTTTAGCAACCTTTTCAAAGATGCAAGGTCTTCGCTCAACCCTGGCACTCTTACATGCAAGTGGAGGTTTGTTCTGTGATTTACAGAAGCTTCAGGATGCATAACCAGCAGCTTTTCAAACATGAGGATTTGTTCCTCAAGAGATTCCGAGGGTCTAGAGTTTATCTCTCCTCCCCTCTTATAAATCAAACCCTTAGGATCATTGGCTATTCCGGTACTTGAGACAACAGAGTAGTCTTTTCTGTTCCAAGTCAGACCGTCTGGCAAATCTGTTAGCCACACATCTCCAAACTCGTACTCTGCTCCAAAGGTTGAGTGTTCAAAATTCAGCAAGGTATCAGCTCCTTAATTTGGGTTAGAATTACTTCAGAGTCTTCGCTATAAATCACACCTGGTACACATCTCTCAGGGTTCCCTAAGCCTGATCGTATAGCTATGTCTTTGGTTGAGGTTAGAAAGAACCCATTCTTGACATTGACTTTCCATAGCGGCCTCTTACCGTTTCTGTAGAATCTGATTGAACCGTTCTTCCTAAGCTCCAGGACAGCTATAGAAGAATCCTTGAATTTCATCATTGGTTCTTCCCCAGCCTCCAAAGCTCTGAGTATGAGCTCGGAATCATTCTTCCCCGTTAAAGGGTAGCCATACTTAGACCAAGAGTCTGGCGAGTTTTGGTCAACTACACCGTTATGGACTATAGAGATCTTCTCTCCAAACAGAGGTTGGTTGTACTGCAAGTCAGAGGTTGAGTAGCGGCAATGGCCAATCAAGGATAAGGATTGCCCAGAAACACAGCTTTCAAGGTCGAAATCTGAAAGAAAAGTCTCAGCACTCTCTGGCTTTTTAATTGTTGTTATGGCATTGTCCTTGAAGAAGGAAACACCGAATGCATGTTTACCTCTTATTTGTGACTCAAGCGCAATCCTCCTAAGGATTATCAGATCTTGTTCAGAGGTTTCCTCAAGTTGACAGCCGAAGATGGCACACATATTGTAATGAGGGTGTTGGTTGGTTCGTTCATTCAAAACTCTGGAACTATTATAGCCCGGAGAGTGGGCGGGTAACCCACTACCAACTGATGTCCAAGATTTGAGAGCCCATAACATTATCCAAGGTAACTACCGTGTAACCTTTCTCTTCTAAGATGTGGGATATGCCGTTGCTGTAATGAGAGCCAAGGTTTCTTGGCATTGTAAAGATCAACCTGTTTTTGCAAGCCGAAGTGCAATTCAAAACTTCTTGGAATATCACCTTGAGAAGTCTTCTGGCCTCGAAAGAACCTCCAAATGTGTCTCGAGCTTTGATAGTAAGTCTTCTGGCTTCCTGTACACTTATCTCGTTTTCCATCGGCCTTGTCACACTAAGTTACAAAATAAAATCTGATACCATCTGCTTACAAGCATCTCTGAGTATTCCAGGCTTGTTGGCGGATTAGATTGACTGTCGGTATTGTTGTAGAACCCGAGAGACCAAGCATCGTTGAGTTCAATTAGAGAGTACTTTTGAATGTCGGGCCTCCAACCGATGTCAATCGAATAGGCATTGGGTCCCAGCTCTTGATGGAAAGCGTTGGCGATTCTTGCAATCATCTCGAAATCAGGGTCTGGATTTGTCACCTCCAGATCGTCGTACCTAGACCACCCTAAAACCTTAGGCTCCTGAATAGTGTCTTGTATGTAAAATCGAAACTCAGACTCAAACTTTGTTGGTTCCGATATCCACACTCTTGTGCTTGGGTCTATGCTCTTGACAAGGTCCTTTTTGAGCGAACCTGTGAACAGTTTAACTGTGTCTCGGGGTTTGACAAATTCCTCTTCGGAGGCTTCTGCTAAAACACCCTGCCGAATGTTTCGGCTTAGGTAAGGCTCTACAAAATCAGGAAATCCTAACGGTTCTGGAAGTTCTAGACCGAAAACTCTGCAGTATTCTCTCACAAACTCTACTGTTCCCACGGGAGTGGTAGAGCACTTGTATTTGTTCACATCGAGATTTGGCAAGCTCTCCAAAGGCAGAGACAGGGTTTGGTAAGGAGAGAGAACGCAAGCAATTTTTTCGGACCCCGAAAAGTTGCCACTTTGAAGTAGAAATTTGTCAATCATACAGCACCCATTCCGGCGATGGAGCGAACTTGTGAAGCTTCACTTCTCCTGTGACAGTGTTTTTGTAAGGAGAGGAAAGTTGCCAGTTCGAGTTTGAACACCGGGTCAGTCCCCTCTCAGCTTTGAAAGCCTTCCACTCATCAGATAGCCACATCTGAGGCCAAACCCCTCTCCAATCCGAGTGCTCCTTTCCCTTTTCTCTTAGATTTTGAGAGGAGTGTCTGATGAAGTCTCGACGACAAGTTTCGCATTCCAGGTCATCGAGGTATACCATGTTTTCCCTGGAGTAGAAAACCATCGAAACCCTTTCAGCATCCTCAGAGTCTTTGACCATTGGGGTGTTCCCATGAATCAAATTCTGGGTGTCCGCAATGATGAAGTCCCCGTCTCTCACGTCAAAGGCGAGTTTCAACTCAGGAAATACTAAGTAGTGCCCTGTGTAGGAACCTTGAGAGATGACTGTGAGAACAGCCATGGCCTCTTTGAGGTTGTTTTTGTCTACGTGGTAAGCGGTTTGAAAGTTGAAATTGAGGGTTATGCTTGTGAAAGCTGTGTCAAATAAGCTATATAAGGGTTCCTTGACTTTGCTAATTACTGATCGTACCTTGCTCCAGGTCTCAGGAAACAAGCTCTTAAACCCTTGGTCAACTGCAATGTAAACGCTCTTAAACTTTTCGAAATCTTCAAAGTTTCTTTGAGTCGTCCCGCTCAATCTCCCATAGGGAAACCTTGCTCCCCTGTCTATAGCTCCAAGCACATTGCTGTAACAATGATTGAAGTTCAGCTGAGAGCTGATGAAATTTGAGTGAACTTTGCTGGCTTCTTCTTTTTTGCTGAGGGATTTGGACCAGACTTCTTCCAGCCAAGGTTCAAACCAACTCCACAAAACAGTTCTTTTTTCTTCCTCCCCAACAAAAGCACCACTCTTGGCTCTCTTGTCTATCTCTGCCAAAGCATTCTTGATATGGGGAAATTCTTTTTTGATGTGCTTGGACTTAAGGGTTTTCACAGTCAGCTCATCAGAGCTGGACAAAACTTGCCTTGCACTTTCAAGGTTAGAGATTGACCCTGAGATCGCTCCTTTGAAGAAATCCACTTGACCGCGAGTGAGCCTGGCTTCTCGGCGAGTGGTGAGCTCAGTACCTGCAACGACCCCTCTCTGGGTCCCATAAACCTCACGGGAAGCCCTCCTAAAGAAGGGCCAGGCTTCCCCCGAAGAGCCCTCTGAGAGGGCTGGTATGAGGCTCCTACGGAACGATAGGACCTTGGCCTCAGCCACATAGACGTCGCAATCGTCATTGATCACTCTGTCAAAGTCCCCCTCTTGAGGGAATTTGCCGATGTAGAGGCTTCTGGGACAATCGTGGAGAGAGTCCAGTTTTACAACTTCAGGACTCTCCCTACTCATAAGGTCTTCAGAAACCGTCATTTGGTGCTTTCCTCCCACACCTCCAAGTGCTCCCAGTCTTCCCCAGGTGAGTGAGTTGATAGCTTAACCTCTCCTGAGGTTTTGTTTCGGAAAGGTTTGGTACCCCAGTAGTTACCGTTGCCGCAGTGGGTCATTCCTTTTTGTTCGCGATAGTCAAGCCATTCCTGGGAGGTCCATTGGCCACTCCACACTCCGTTCCAAGTGCTATGGCCAGTGCCCTTTTCTTGCAGGTTTTTACCACAGTATTGCATAAAGTCTTTCCTGCACTCTTCGCAGTCCAAACCTTCAAGCAGAGTCATTCTCTCTCGAGAATAGAAAACCAGGGACACTCTTTCAGCATCAGGGGATTTGGGCTTCATTGCCGTATTGCCATGGATCAACCCTTGATTGTCTCCGGCCAGGAAATCCCCGTCTCGAAGATCAAAAGCGCACCTTAGCTCAGGGAACACGAGGTAATGTCCCTCATAGTCTCCTTGCGTCATTGCTGAAAGAACAGCCACGCCACCCTCGCAATTATTAGCGTCATAGTGCATTGCGCACCGGAAGTTCCAATTAAGTGTCAGAGCTGTGAATACGGTCCCAAACAAGTTGTAGTGTGGATCTTGCACTTTTGAGAACTTCTCATGAAGTACAGTCCACCTATCACCCAAAGTTTCCAGCAAAACATCGGAAGCAGTTTGATACACATCTCTGTGTCTCACAAACTCTTCATAGTTTTTCAAAGTTGTGCCTGTGAGCCTACCATAAGGGTTTCTAGCTCCCCTGTCAAAAGCACCGAGAACATTGCTGTAACACTTGTTGGATCGCAGTTGTTTGCTGATGTACCTGTTGTCGGCCCACTTAGCCTCCTTAACCCTGTCCTCAGCAGAGTCCCATTTCTCTTTCAGCCAAAGCTCAAACCACTCTCCAAGAATCTTTCCTTTCTCTTTCTTCAGCTCTTCTTTTCTGTCCTCAGGGGTCTTCTTCTTGCGGATTTCAGCCTCAAGGGGTGCGAGCCTTTCTGAGATGCTCGGGAAGTCTTTCTTAATTTCGGTGACACGGATGATGTATTTGCTCGGGTCAGGGGACATCCCAACGATATCCATGGCTTCTTCCACAGAGGAAACATTGTCGGCAAAAGCCTTCTTGAAGAAGTTAAGAATGCCGTTTGACACTCGGCCTTCGAGATCTGTGGTCAATTCTTTGCCCGCTACGAGACCCCTTTGGTCCGAGTAAAGGTCTCTTGATGCCCAACGCAGATACTCCCAAGTTTTGGGATCTCCTTTTGCACCTTCCTTGAGTTTAGGGAAAACGGACTTCCGGAAGGCTAGAACCTTCACCCCTGCAACATAGACGTCACAGTCTTCTTGTACAAGAGTGTCGTAATGGGTTTCATCCGCAAAGTACCCGATCAATTCCTTCGGGTCGCAGGGGTACAGAGCGTCAAGCTCAATTCTCTTAGCTTGAGGTCTGGACCTGAGCTCTTCAATTACTTGTGTTTGTGTCATTGGGTGTAATTTTATTCTGGCCTTTGAGGTGCAGGGGGGGTCAGATGTATTATCTTAGCCTCCGGTTTGTGGCTGTAAACACAAAAAAGGAGCCGGTTGACCGACTCCTTGCGCTCCAGCGTCGTCTCTGAATCTGCTAGTATACCAGGGTGTTACTGTTGTAAAATACCGTTTCGGCAATTTTTTTCGCAATCAGCGCGAAGTCAAGATCCTCAAAACAATCAATGTTGCCGTTGACGGTGTCAGAGTGGATGTAGGGCTTTTGGCACTCAATCTCTTTGTCATAGAAAAGTACTCGGAAGGAATAACCTTTGTCCTTACAATGGGTGTTGATCCGAACAGATTCTCGAATGAAGGAATCTCCGTGGCCCTTCATGCCACGATCTTCACCAACTAGGTCAAGATAAGCGTGGAGCATCTCATGGAGCAGAGTGCTCTTTGTGAGAGCAAGGTCCTTTGCAATCTTACGAGAAAGGCGGATGATTCCGCACCCCGCTTTGGTGGATCGCTTGGTAGTGTAAGTGCCCAGGGTTCTCAACCCCATCCTACCATCCCACTTCACACGGTCAAATGACACGTGCTCTTCGCCACTCCGCGTCTTTTTGATAATCTTCTTGAGTTCAGGCAGTTTCCCGTAGAAAAACTCATTGTTGTAAGTGGAGTAAAGCTCCCCAAGATCATACATGACCTCAGGGTTCGGGCAGAAGGTCCGGAAGAAGCTTTCTGAGAGAGTGGTAGAGAGTTCCATACTATTATCATACTCCACTTGGGCAAGGAAGTAAAGGTCGGGTAACCGAACCTCACCTCTTTGCTTTGGAAGCCTCGTATACGCGGATCATCTCGTAAAGACCCTTCTTGAGCTTGGGGTCGGCTGTTTTGTTGTAGGCTTCCTTCACTTTTGCGAAAGCTTCCTCTTTCGTTGGAATCACCAAATCTTTCTTGTTTAGGGTTTGTTTGGAAATCTCAAGGTACTTGGCCTTCCCTTGGACTTTAGGTTTGCCGAAGTTGCCCGTGTGGCGACCAGTGGTCCTCAGACCATGGCCATCAGGTTGTTTACTCATCCCAATTAATCTCCATCGAGTGTTCTTCAATCAGGTACAACCTGAACGGGCACGAATTGCGACTTTCATTGACAAAATTCGCATAGTATTCGATAGCTTCTTCCCTTGTGGGGAAAGACATGTAGCCCAAGACATGGTTTTCTCCGTGTTCATCCTGCGGAGTTCTCAGATGGCCTTCATCAGAGATTTCCATCCATCTGTATCTCAAAGTTAGTTGATACATGGTAATTGCAGAGCTCTGTGTCAATAGGGGCAGAATTCTTCAGTGGTGAAGCCCTCGCGAGTAGCCACAACTCTGTTGCTTTCACCAAACATGTTTTCCAAGAATGTGGCAGATTGGTTGGATGTCAGGAACTTTTCAATACACGCTCCGCCTACAATTTTTTCCGATCGAGAATAAAAGACTTCGCAGCCTTCGGGAAATTCCTCTTCATCAAAAGACTCCATCACTTCCATCACGTTTGAGGGGTCTTCAAAAGAGACGAAACATGGATATCCCACAGAGAAAACACACGGGTCTCCGTCATTGAATGTAGGTGTTGACTGAGTCCAGCTAACAGCCGCGATTTTCGGATTCTCCCTCCAAAATTCCTGAAAAACCTCGTTCAAAATTCTTGAAAAGTAGTTCTCCAAGACAGACATAGCTTGGTTATAAGAGGTCAAAAAAGCTTCAACTTTTTCCATTTAATCAGATAGGGGGATGAATTTAGATTTTTTGCCGTGCTTCAAAGTACCCGACATCCAGGGTTGGAGAGCCATGTTGTTGAGGTATCTCTCTACTGTGGGTATGAAACCAAGGTCTTGAATGATGTGGTCTTCAGCCACGTCCCTTGGGGAGTACGTTTTTCCGTCGGAGTTTGTGCGAGTTCTTCCGAAAACTTTTTCAACAAGGAAACAACCAAAGGAATTGTGAAGCAAGGCTCTGTGTCTCATGTCCGGCACAGACACCTTTGACGAATCGATGAAATCATCTATGTCGGAGTAATCCTCGGGGACACCTCCGTACTTTCTGGCATGCTTAATTCCGTGCAAATATGGTTTCATTCGTGATCATACTCCAGAGTATCAAAACCTTCTCGAGTGGCGATCACCACTACATGGTCGCCAAAAATGGTCTGCAGAGTACTCTCCATGTTAGGAGACTCAAGAATGTTAGAAAAACCTTTGGTGAATTCTATGTCAAACTTCATTCCGTACTCCCTATTGAACTCTTTATCGAGCATCATCCACGACTGGAAGCATAATACCTCTGGGTTAGACCCTTCGTAGCAAGAACCTTGTACATCAAGGATTTCCTCCATTTCGTCTGTGTTTAGAAACGTAACATCTCCCACAGAAAACTCACAAGTTTCCCCGTCGTTGAAGTACGGAGTGTACTGAGTCCAAGTGACTGCTTTCAAGAATGGGTTGCGGTCCCAGAACTCCTGAAACAGGGACTTGAGAAGGGCCTGGGCCTGTTGGGTGTAATCGAGAGTGAGTTTTTCAAATAACTCGTTAAATTCTGAGAGTTTCATTTGTTTGCTAGGGTGTTGTACTCAGTACGAGCCTTGTTGGGATTCCAAGGATTCTTGGCTGAGCAAAGGCTCTACAAGGTCTGGGCAAACTTCAAGGGCAAGCTCCCAGAGCTGAGGCCACTCGGTGCGAAGCAAGCGATTGTAACTATCAATCCACTCTTCGGTCCCACTCTCTGAGAAGTGGCTGGATATGCGAGAGGCGAATGCGACCTTGTCTTTGTCTGCCCAGTTATTCGGAATCAGTACCATCTGGGTGTCCTTGTGAAAGAGCAATGATCATTTTGGAAGCGTGGACACAGCCTTCTTGAGTGAAAGCGGAATTGACTAGGCAGCGGCCTGCCAAATCGTAAGAACTCCACTTGTTGTCTTCTCCCAGGACAACTGTGAAGGGTAGAGCGGGATCATTCATGATTGTATCTAGGAATGTCGGGAAATGACATGAACACAGGGAACACCTAGCTTTCCAACTTCTTTGCAGTTATCGGGCCTGTCGTCAAATAGAATGACATTGTTCCCGAATTCTCTCATGACTCGCTTAACTTGGTCAACCCTGACCATGAAATCAGGTCGAACATCCGTGTTATCTCGGAAGAGCAAAAGATCCGGCCCGAGATTGTGGGTATTGAGCCACTCGAGAGTTCCAGCCCTCAGGTATTCCGGGCGGGCAGTTACGATAGCAAACCCTTGGGTTTTTGACATTGACTGAGCGATTCTCAAAATCGGCTCATTGGGCTTCAAAGTTGTGATTTCCCTCTCGTCTTCGAAAGATTGAGCAGTGAGCGTGTGATCAATGTCGAAGATATAAGTGATATGGTTCATGCAGGTTTTTTACTGGGGGTGGCTTAGTATAAAGTTGAGGAAGCCTAGCTCACTGCCAGGGACTGCAGGAAACGAGACCTCCTCTTTTTGGCATTTCTCACTGCCTGGGGCTTTTTCTTCCCCTTCAACTTTCTGCCCTTGTCTCTCGGGCCAAGTTTCGAGCGAACAGAGCTTTCCATAACTCTATTTTAGTTCAAGCGGAGGTGGGAGTAAAGGTCGGTTTACCGAACTCACCTTCCAATCAAACCTACTAAGTTAATCACCGAACTAATGAGGATCAGGAGAATCACATCGTAGTCTCTGTGCTTCACAAAGTAAGGAAGATTGATTATGCTGCAGAAGAGTATAACGCACAGACCAGCTTCCTTGGAGACAAACAACAACAAGTACTGTCCGAATATAACCCCAATGTTTCCGAATATTCTAAGACTTTTTAGCATCTTTACCCATGAAAGTTAGCCCGAGCATGATCAATGCGAAACCCCAATCAAATCTAGGGTCATAGCTTTCGTACATTGAAACCCCTAGAATCCCTAGAGATGCGGATAGTATGGCGGAGATCAAAGCATAAGTGTTAATCATGAGTAACCTCACTGTATAGTATCTCTCCCCACTGTCTCGCCTTATCCAAGGACTTTTTGCCCCAAGGTAAGACATGCCATCTGACCTTCTTGTCTTTGTGTAAGATCAGCAACAGAAGCTTTTTCACACGGAATTGTTCTCTGGTTGAGTTTACCCCGTGGCCCCCAAAGTTGCACAAATTTTCTTGAATCGGCTCTCTTTGAGGAAGGACCGAAATTCAAGTTGTGTGAAGATCGAGGAGACAGTTGAAGACTTCGGAGGGGAGGAAGCGAACCATCGCGCATCTGGAATGTTCGTCTCAAGAGTTACCAATTTAAGATTGTTAAGGAAGACTGAGAACCTCTCTGAAGACTTTTTGAGAATCTCTGGGTGGGAAATGATCCTGTCAACTAAGCTCCATTCTGGGTTCACCGTGCTGTTTTTACTCTCGTTAATAATTTTAACAGCCGTTTTCGGGCCAATTCCTTTGATGCCTTGAACGTTATCCGACGAATCCCCGGCGAGTGCCTTGAAGAACTTGACTTCTTCAGGTCCCACACCGAAGTGATTTACCACCTCCTCTTCACCAATGATTTCAACCTTCTTAGCTGAGTTGAAAAGGATGATCTTAACTTTGTTGTTGACAAGCTGGAAGAGATCTCGATCACAGGTGAGGATGAAAATCTCCGAGTAAGCAGGACTGTTCTGACAGATATGTCCAATTACATCATCTGCCTCATATCCCCCAATTCCGATGGGAGTGAATCCCAGCTCCGGCAAGACTTCCCGAATAAGAAGGCTCATATCCGTCGCGTGAGCAAGGTCAGGAGCACTTCGGTTCGCCTTGTAGCTCTCTGATTCCTGCTTTCTCCAGTTACCACCTTTGTCGTATACTGGGATAACACAGTCAAAGTTGTGTTTGTCCATAAGGGAAAACAGAGCGTTGAGAAACCCGTAAGTCCCCGTCACCGGCATTCCGTAGGAAGTAGTCATCTCTCCTGCCGCCCTTAGAAGGGCAGACCTCGACCTGTGGAACAGAGCGTTGCTATCAATCAGAAGAAGCTTCATTTCTCAGAGAATTGGACGTAGTAGTTTTGAGTGACATTGTAAGCAGTCAGCTTTCCGCCGCGACTGAAAAAAGCTGCCGTGTCAAGGTTCACCCTATCCGGATGAATGTCGGGTTTGAAGCTCTTTTGGGGAGTGTGACCATGAAACACCCGCTTCAGGTTTGGATTCCACTTTTGAAAGTCAGGGCCGTGTTCAAGAAAAACCCCCCTTATCCATAGAAGGTTGTTTGCCTGCCCTGCAATAACACTGTCTCTCGGGTCATGTCCGGGGTAGATGCCAGCATGGATGAACATGTTCTCTCCAATTACCATGTATACGGGTAACTGCTTCATCCAATCAAGGAACTGGAGCATTTCCTCATAAGCCTCACCGTTGCCCCCATTTTTCCGCCAAATGTTGTAACTTTCCGACCACATGTTATTGTATTCTCTCACAGCGTCTATGAACATGGCTTCATGGTTGCCTTTGAGAGCGTAAAAACTTTGAAGTCCGAATCTCTCAGGATCCTGACACCTGAGGTAGCAGGATTCTAGAACTGGGATGTCGTCCCCCCCTCTGTCTATCATGTCGCCGAGGATCACAACTGTCGCCTCTGAACCGTCAACCCATTCCAGAAATTGCCGGAATGGGCCCCATGTAGCGTGGATGTCACCAACGGCTATAACATCGCCTTTGTTGATTGTGTTTTTCATGTGTTCTGATATGATCTTAGTCACCTTGTTGCCTCCTCATTCTTGACTGCATCCGCAATACTGCGGAGCGCAATTCCTTGTTCGTTGATTCAAGCATCTGCAGCAATTCTCTTTCTCTTGGTACGGGATTGGGTATTGAATCACTTTGATGTCAGAGGGGCAAGTCAGTCTCAGGAAAAGACCAAGACTTCCGAAAAACCTTCGCTGTGTATCCCGGGGAGAGAAGCCTGGAGCTTTGTGTGCATACGCTCAATAACCTCATAGGGAACTTTACGTTCCCTTTCGGAATTCTGTTGGAGACAGACTTCCAGGGGTTGATTGATTACAACAGCTGTAACTTCCTTGTAACCGAAAGACCCGAGCATTATTCTTGCTGTCTTTCTGTATTTTGCCAGATAGTGGGTCCCATCCATGACAATAGTCTTGCCTTTATTTTCAGATATCAACTCTTTCATCCTCTTTTCGATGTCCAAGTAGACACCCTGAATGTCTGCGTCCCCATACAGTTCCTCTCTGATGTTGTCACCAGATACCACAACAAGGTCAGGGAACTGCTCTTTCAGGTGAGACACGTAGGTGGACTTCCCAGATCCTGGAGCTCCCACCATGACAAAAGCTTTCATAGTTTAATTATAGACCGGTTTCGTTGAAAAGGCAAGTTCGGATTACCGACTCTTGGTGGATTGAAGCCAGAAGCGGTATTCGTCAAACCACTCCTGCAAAGGGTCCTCGTTGATTACATCTCCGTCCCGCAACAAATATAATTCCACCACCTTGGCAATTTCTTGGAACTCTAGTTCATCCCAAGGCAAAGTTGTATGAATCTTGAGGCCAGGGTGTTTCTGAAGGATCTTGTGTAGTTTCTTTTGTATGGTTACAAGTTTTGACACCGTTGAGTTCCTCCTGGACTAATTGGGTTGCTAAACGTGCACAATAATCTCTTTTATAGTACTCGCGAAAAGAACTAAATCCCTCTTGAATGTAAGACTCCCTCAAGCTGGTACTTGAGCAGATTCTCTCGTTCAAGTGGAAGTCTAAGCCGAAGGCTTCTGACATTTCTTCCGCAAGAAGAACCTGGTCTTCTCCCCATACCAGTAAAACCTTCTCTTCGGAGCCTTTGTTAAGGCAGTTGTGGAGAAAAGACAAAGGAGACTTGAACTTAGAAAAACATACCCTGCCCAGATCTACCCCCTCTTGCCTCAGCAGCACCCGAAACAGCAAGACTCTCAAATCCCAACTGTTGTTCCTGTACCCACTGGATACACAGATGTTACAAGATTGAGACCTGAGAAGCATCTCTTTCACAAGGTGCACATGTCCGTAATGCGGTATGTTGAACCTTCCGAAGGTTAGAGATCTGTCGTACAAAACCCCATTCTCAGTGCCAGCCATAGCGATCAATATTTTTGAGTACCACATCGCTTGCCATGAGACAAGTGAGAAGTTCAGATTCAGCTCGGGCTCTGTCAGTGCGGAGGTACAGAAGATGCCGCTGGAAAGAGCATACGAGGATGTTGTTGTATATCTTGATGAGGCTCAAAGCCGAAGAGTCACTCTTCTTCATAAGTGACATTTTGTTCAATGAGGTCGAAGAAACCGTTTTCCTCCAGGGCATTCACAAGGTCTTCGTCTGACAGAGCTTCAACGGTCTGTTGGAGCAACTGAGAGTACACTCTGATGATTTCGCTCACAGGTACAGTGTTGATCGTTCTAGTTACAATAGCACTAACGATCTCAGGCTTGTTTTGGATTTGCATGTTGTGTAGGGGATAGAGTGCTCGTCGAGGGGATCGAACCCACCTTGGACGAATTATGAGTTCGTTGCATTCACCAGATTGCTAGACGAGCGTATGCACCTAGCTTCAGGTGCACAGTCATCACATGGATTTATTGGCCTCAGCCAGGTCAAACTTGGAAAGAGCTGCCAATACATCCGCAGACGTTTCCGCTGCACTCAGATCAAGAAGCAACTGAGCTCCTGTGGGACTCTTCTCTGAGAGACGGGATGCTTTGGTAAGAAGGGAAATGTTCGCCATGTTATGTGGGGTTGAAAAGGCAATTAGCCTACGACCTCTGTTGGATTCGAACCAACGACCGACTGCTTAGAAGGCAGTTGCTCTATCCTCTGAGCTAAGAGGCCTCTCTGTCACAGTATAGGGGGCACTGCAACGAGGTAAAGTTCGGGATACCGCCTCAAGAGGACTGCATAATTCTGTAAGAGCCTTTGATCCTGCCCTTTAGGACTCGGTCAACAGCTTCCATCTCTCTCTTTTTCTTGGAAGCTCTTTCCTGATCTTCAAGGGAATTCCAGAAAATGAGCATCTCCACAAGATCTCTGGATACTCTCGTTACCGACTTACCAATGTACCCTGGCTGTCTTTCTAACCAGGGGGTCCAAGTTTCAGCATCTTCTGTCATGAAGTCTTTAACTTCGGAAGCCGGTGAAACGTGGAATAGCAGTCTTTCAGTCTTCATTGTGTTCTTCCCATTTGTCTAAGGGGCACCTAACATTTGCAAAGGAAGTTTTTATGCTCATAATGCAGAGGCAAATTTCGCATTGGTCCGTGTCTCCCAGGTAATGATCGCAAGCTTCGCACGTCGATAATCGCTCTTGCCTCACAATTCTGGGGCAAAGCTTCGGGTTGCTCAAAACTTTCTTAGCACTGTCAAGAAGAGAAGCTCCGAAACTTCTCCTACAACAATCTTTTTCCATGTTTTCTTTCAACCAGAAACGGACTGTATGCGTTTATTAAGGACACCCATTAACCCATCAAAGTTCCAACCGTATCCGCACCAAACACCTTCTTTTGAGATAGTTACGCTTTCAGTTACACCTGTTCTACCGAAAACGTCGTCAAAGTAGATTATAAAATCCCCTTTGAACGAGACTACTTCGGGACTTACGCCCAGTGTTTGAAGTTTCGCTAAAAGCTCAAGGACTTGTGTTGTTGTGATAGTCATCAGGGATCTCACCCTGCAGAAGCAAGTTCTAGAGCAACTTTCATGGCCCTGTCATTCACAGCTTTACCCTGACCAAAATTGGCGTAGTTGAACCGGCCCGAAACTGTTTTGCGGCTGAAGTTCGAAGAGTAGTCCGTAATCGCGTTGAAGGCGTCATACATGGTTGACCCTTGGTTGCCCTCTCCGTTACGGAACAGCTCTTCCAGCTTATTTGCGAACCGAATTTGCTCGTACCTTTTGTTATAAACGGTGCTCACAAATTCTTGGAATTTGGCCATGGAGCAACTTTCCCGGTCAAGCTTTTCTGCTTTCTCTCTATACCTGGACATGTTGGACTCAACGTATTCAATCACGGCCTTGGTTTCGAGGATCCGGTCATTGACTCCTTGGGAGTGCCTAAAGCGTTCCGCCATGCGTGAGTAAGCCATGGAGAAGGTGTTGCCACAACACACTCGGATCACGGAAGGTCCGATTGCAACAGAAGTGTTGCCAGTGTGCCCATTGAGAAGTGTAATGTAGGAGTTGTAGTTGAATCCGTTGACCTGAAACACTTTGTTCACTTTGCCTTGGATGAACACCTTGGATCCATTATTCAGATAGCCCATGTTCTCAACTACAAGCACCTCTTCTTCAACGAGGGGTTGGATCAGAGATTTGAGAGCTTCGTTTTGCACAGTTTCGTAGTCTTCGGAAACTGTGCCAAGGGGAAATTCATTGTCTGCCCTTACCACCGCAACTCGATTCTCGAAACGGACCAGATTCCCCTCTTTGTCTGGGAAATAGAGGGGCCGATGTTCAACCATCCAGGAGAGGTCGTCTTGATGGGAAAAGGAGGGCATTGTTGTTTTGAAGGAGTTGTTTCTATGTAAGTAGTATAGCTGGGACATGGGAGGAGGTAAAGATCGGTTTACCGCCCCTTAGCCGAATCAGTCTCGGGTCATGTGGTCGTTTTCGTTAGGCTTCAACCATTCTGCAAGTTCGACGGGGTCTTGAGGCCCGATCAGATGTTGAGAAGGCTCAATTTCCCCTAGATCCAGTGCTTGAAGAAAGCCATCTAGGGAGTCCTCATGGGCTTTGCCTTGCCTTTGGATGCGTTGAGCTTTGGAAATAATGGAAGAAGCACTCCTGTTGGCCTTTGCCCACTTGGAAGCCCAGATTCTCTCTTCCAGGGAAACTGCCTGGCCAGTGGTCATCTTGTTGGCAATTTCCTGAAGCCTCAGCCTTACAGAAGTGGAAAGCATCGTGTTTCTCTCAATGTTTTGGTTAACTTACCCTGTTTTCAAGTGAACTTCAGGAGACGGGCACTCTCCACTTCCCATAGGCAGAGGAAGTTGTCTTGGGAATTTTCCTCTTGTTCCTCGGAGCCTCCCATGTTGCCGTCTAGAACTAGATTGTTCTCAGAAATGTGAACGGTATGGTAATGCCCAGCAACCCGAACCCACTGTCGGTCAGAAGGTCGTTCCCACCAGAATATCCTGTTTTCAGCATCTCTGGGTCCGTAGAGCATGTAATCCCTGGCTCTCCTGGAAACATCCATAACCTTGTAGACGTCCGTGGAGCCAACAGAGGGCACGTGTACCCAGGAAGGGAACATGGCATGAGCACACCTGTATTCTTTGCCGCTAGAGCTCTTGAATGCAATGCCGTAAGGGAAGGTGTTTAGCCATTCGTAAACTTCATCAGTGGAAACTTTGCTCTCCTTGAAGTCTCGAAGGGTCTTTGAAAAGGATCCTTCGATTCGAACATTGTTCCCTCTGGCAAACCTTTCAAACTTGTTTTGGTGATTTGAGCGCAGTACAATGGCATTGAGGTCTTTTTGGCTCTCTTTCACCAACTTGTATACGCCCGCAGAATCCGAAGCTTCAACTCGACTGTCGAAAAGATCTCCCAGAAACACAGGCGTGAGTTTGCGAGAGTGACAGTGGTTGATAGCTTTTTCAAGGGGAACCGACTGAGAATGGATGTCCCCGATAAAAGCATAATCGCGTGTCATGTATTTATGATAGCGCGATTTAAGGGTCCGGTAAAGTTCGGTTAACCGAATCATAGGGTTACGAGAGTCACCTCTGCCCAGTCTTTGCTGCGAACGGCAAAATCCTCTATCATGGGTACAATCCTTGACTCGTCGCCCTTGGCGTACCCGCACCCAATTTTTGGAAAGCCAATTCGTACTTTCCTGCCCATTTTATGTCCCATTTGCGTAGAGAAAATTTCCAACTTTCTCAGAAACTCTGAGAACTTCTCATACTCAAAGAGATCTTTTCTGCCGTCCTTGAGCAATCCACTCCACCCATACTGGGTGTATGCGTTAACAACTGTGAACCCATGTGCCCCTGATTTGACCTCCGCAAAAGAGAAAGTTCCGAGCTTTGAAAGGTCTCCGCGGGGAGTAAGATTATCCGCTGCTGCAACAGAAGGGTAACGAGAGGCTATTTCTCTCGCAATTCCGCTGCCCATTTTATGAAAGCAGTTGCAGCCGTGAACTATAATATCGAACTTTGCTTCTTCGGCGAGGTCAATGAGGTTGCCTGTGATTCTTTTCATACAGATGTTTCAGTTGTACTCTCTACCTGTTTCGATGAGCTTGCTGCTATTTTTTATCCCGTCTCTCATTTCTATCCAGCCAATATTTATCAAGTCCCAGAAAGACTTCTTCCATCCTCCGTTCCAAGAAAGTTCATTGTAGCACTCATTGAGAAACACTCTCTTGTACCATGCCTCAAGGACACACCCAAGGTAAACAATCATCTTTGACCTACCTCCTTCATTCCTTCATTCCATAGCTGTCCTTCAGTTTTACGTCTCCTTTTGAGACCTTCGGTTACGGATGAGCCAGGGTTCACGTACAGCATAAGGGCTTGGGGAACCTCCTCCCACTTTTTCTCTCTCAAGCACCTTGAAATGGTGTTGAAACCGTCAGACCCGTAAAAATTGGCCCCCAAGTTGTAGGCAAAGCTCAGCAAAGCCCCTTGCATTTTTGATGCCATCTCTCCCCAATAAGGGATCTTAGTGAGTGGTGGCAGATATTCGGATTTCAAGGAGGACAGCAACAAGTCATCTGCTTCCTGTTGGGTTACCCTTTGGCCAAGCTTAAAAAAGTTGCCGGAAGAGTCACGGGTGCTTCCCCAACCAATTGTGATCGGAAGGGACCCTGTCAGAGGGTCTGGATAAGCGTCTAAGCTGCAACCTTCAAACTCTTTGATGATGCTGACTCCGGATGATGGAACATTCACCCCTCTGTACATGGTGGCAAAAGTCTCCAAGATTGCCTTAGGTACCTTGGACTGCAAAAAGTCATAAGCCTCATTTTGGTGAGGCTCAGACTTGTAGTATCGGGCAGCGTCTTTCAAGTTGATGGGCGTCATGAGCAGAAGGGGGTTACCTTCTATTCACTTACCCGTTTTACAGAGCCATACATTGCTGATGGCTTTGAAAGAAAAGTCGCTGTTCAGGGACTTGAATACCAGTCCTTCCCGCCTGGCTTGAGGGTTCATGGAAGGACCATCTGCAAAGGCTAGGAGAGCCTCGAGAGACCCGAGCTCAGAGCTGACGCACAGGTCCCCGTTAAGTACGGGCACGTGCTCCAGGGAGGCTCCTAGAGACCTCAGAGCCCTCACCTGCTCTTGGCGCTCTTCGGGCGAGAGATACCTTTGCTCATCGATATTGAAAATATCAAAGAGGTACAGACGTTGGCCTTGAATCTTTTCTTGATTCCCCTGAATCCCTTCACCAATGAGCTCAAACTGGAGAGCCAAATTGTCTCCTGTTTCGTTGTATAGCTGGAGTAGCGCTTCAATCACCTTTTGGGAACGGGCAGTAGACCAGAAGGTGTTGTTTTCCGTTTCCTCCAGATCCAGATTGCGACTGCACACCCCAAGGTTTCCGTCTTTGCAGTACACAGTGCAAGAGGATCCGTCAAGCTTCAAGGTGACTTCGTACCTTTCCCCGTAACGGTCGCGAAAGATCTCTTCAACAAGATTTTGGCAGCGTTCCTGGTCGGTTTTCGGTACGAAAGAAGGGAAGTTACCTTTGACCACACCTGCAAGTTGAGGCGGGATGTAAGGTTCCCACTTCTGAATCCCAAGTTGTTGGGTTAGTTCAAAACCGATAGGAGAACCAGCGAGAGGCCAGAGTCCTTTCTCATCGAGGATTGTTGTAGGCAGGAGGAGACCCTGACTCACCTGACCGCGGAACTTCATGGTCTTGAGACGTTCCCCTTTCACACCGTTGTACTCTCTTGGGTCTTGCCCTTTGCTAAGGAAAGGAGCGAGATCATGCGGAACCCAACTATCAATCTCAAGATAGATGGCAAGATCCCCAACCTGATACTCACCTTTTTTGACAACAACTGGCCATCCGCCTCCAACGATAGCGCACTCAATCGAGTCCGCATCTGGAATTGGTCGCACCTCTGTGATAGTTTTGATCGAAGCTAACTTTCTTGTCATTGTTTCCTTTCCACCATCATGAGAAATTCATTTCCTTGGTTGTACAGTCGAGCGATCAAATCCTTGATATCATCGATTGCAATCTTGTTGTACTCTACGTTCATGTTTTCGCAGATGAGAGCATCAACCATGCATTCGAGTGCCATTGCCTGCATGTGCTCCGGTGTCAGGGGCGTCCCATGAGTGAGGCTGGAGCATTCGTCGTTGTAAAAGGAGTTGTAGCGTTGAAGTACCGTACTACCGCGCTCTTCGCGTTCCTCTTCATCTTTTTGAAGGAGTCTGTCCACCGCTTCGATAACGTCTGTTTCTTCGATCATTGTGTGTGTGTGCGAAAGGCAGTGTTATTTAGGTCGACTCAAGATAGCCCAAAGTTCACGAGCGAACTCGATACGACCGTAATTTTCACCGTCTTCAAATGCATCGTCAAAGTTTCCATTGTCTGCAGGACAGTAATCATCGTACCTATCGTGAGCGTGCTTGAGCTTCGCCGTCTTTTCAATTTCGCTCAGGACCAGTGCAATTTCCGGTGCAATTTGGAATTGGTTGAACATTTTCAATAGATGTTTGTTTGATTGCTTATGTATTACATAGCATCCAGGGTGATGCGGATGCCTTAAAAAGTTGGAGCTTTATGCTTAGGTAACCCTCAGTCGAAGGCAGAGGTCCAATGGCCGTCCGGCTGAGGATTTTCTTGAGCATCGATCAGAGGCAGCACGTCCTCCAGGGAGTAAACCACTCGAATGGTCACCTTGCCGACAAAGTGTTCAGATTCTCCCATGATGCGATACTCCTCACGCGAAGAAATCTTAACCCTTTCCCCGTTTCGGATGCGATACTCCTCGAACACCTCGAGAAAGACATCGTAAACCTTGCCGGTGGCGGCTGAGGTAACACTGAACAAGAGCTTGCTTTCCATACTTATATCATAGCTCCATTCGCTGAGCTTCGGGGGCCTTAGGGGTCGGTTTCTGAACCGGACCTGAAGGAGGTTCGGGTTCCCCCTCCGGACCCACCTTTTTCAGTGCCTCCAATTCTCCAACAAGTTCAAGAATGTTCTTTTCAGTGATGCCAATACACCTGAGTTCATTCACAGCAGCGCGGAGGGCAACAGCAATCACTCTTGCTCTGTCTCCTTGTTGTGGTCGTAGTGTAAGTTCTATCGTGGCATCTACGATTTTTTGGGCTCTCTCTTCATTCACGTTGTTCAAAATTCCCCCTCAACTTCTTGTCTTGTTGCTATCTCAACAACAGGGCAACTCACATCCTCATAATCATATAAATGGAGTTTTTCAATTAGGTCCACAACAATACTATTACACAGATAGTCAGTAAAGAGTCCTGTATCAAGTTCCCCGTCATTTGTAAGCATATCGTTCTCATGCTTTTCAGGATCAAACCTTACATAAAAAGTTACTTTATAGCCTTTCAAAGCATCAAAGACCTGTTTCTCTCTCTGTCGTTTCCTATGTTCTTGTACTTTAAGCTCAAGTTCGTTGAGTTGTTCTTCGGTCAGTTGTGAAAGGTCAATCATCAGCTTTCTGTGCGTACGAGGTCATTATACAAGGAAAAAGGCACCTGTGCCATTCCTTCAAGAATTTCTTTGATAGTGTTGTCCATTAGCGGGGACACTCAATCAATCCCGGTGGAGTTACATACCAGATAATGTTGTTTGCTTTGCGGATAGATGCTAGAGCATACACAAACTCATCTATGGTATTGAAGTATAACACCTTAAAGACCTGTTCTTGGTGAATAGAAATCTTTTTATTTTGAATGTCTATCACATATCTTGCCGGGGTAAGTGTGTAGTCAATCATTTTTCGTTGTAATGAATTTCTTTTCCATATGCTACCATGTTCATATTCAACCAAGTTTCTCAAGGAGGTTCATCAGTCTCTTATACGTTTTAATGCCTCTACCACATCATTATAAATTATCAAAGGGACGTGTGTAGATGCCCTATGCCAGTTCTCCAAGTGGCCTCAAACACGAATAACCAAAACTTCTACATCAGTTGAAGGAAGTTCTTTACCATACTGAAAAAGAGGCCCCAGAGTGTAAGAATCCCACCCTGGAGTTTGCTTCACGGTTGATATAAATACATCAACTTCCCCACCAATGGTAACTCCATACTCCACATCTTCCCACTGCCCCACAACTTCCAGATCCTGCGGAAACTTATTGAGTTCTTCAATCAGGTCTTTAACTTTCATCTCAATTCTCCACCAACAACGGAACCATAGTGAACACCAGCAGAAAATGCACCCTTAAATGCTTCATTGATTTTCCAAGATGTTTCCCATCTTTCAAGGAAGTCATCAGCAAGTTCAAGGATTTGTTTTTCAGTCGTAATCATTGTCCTCCTGTTGCTTGAAAACATCCATCATCATAACCTTCTTCGTAAATTGCTCGGACAAATACAATGAAATCTTTGGCAGTTCCATAATATTCGGAAGAACTACCATCGTCCCTAACTCCACCTTCTTGAAAGTGAAATCTTACAAGCTCAAGGATTTCGTCTTCAGTCATCAATACTCATCCATAACAATAGTGCCGTTTTCTGTGTGTATGAGAGTGTTATTAGGCAAAGGGACACCTGTGGATATGACCTATCCTAGTTCGTCAAGAGTCACCAATCGATATTAATCACATACTCGCCTTCTTCAAGAAGTCCTTTAGAATACAAATCATCAACAATCATAAAAAGATCGGGATAGATGTATCTTTGCCAAATAAGTTTATTACTACACTCATTTTCAAAGTATTTAAGTGTATCTTCTGGTGAGGTGTTTAACCAAGTTTCAAAACTAACCCCCATTTCATCACCATTAACCTCAAATAGAATTGATGTGTTTTCAAAATCAAACTCATTTTTGTAAGGAGAAGGAACAGAAAATCTTTCAACACCCCTCTCTTTACAACCATCTTGTTGTTGAAATGAGTAAACTTTTCCGTAGACACTGGTTACAAACTTATCCCAGTCGTGATGGTCAATTAGTTTAACAGTTTCGGTTTTTAATTTTTCAACCATAACAAGTTTCTGTGTGTATGAAGTCATTGTATAACGGAAGGAGGGCACCTGTGGAGATGCCCTATGCTATTCATTCAAGAATTTCCCTGATCCTATCCTCAAGCCGTGAGCACAAGGATTCCAAGTCTTCGATCCTACGCTCTAACCTTCCCCTTTCATATTGAAGGTCATCAGTACGATCCTCAAGTGCTTGGATCCTCTCTTCAAGTTGTTGTTCTTCTTCCCAAGTCATTTCTCACTACACATAATAAAAAGAGAGAGAGGAGGTTTCTCGACTGGTTTTTCCCAGTCCCCCTTTTTAAAGTTGAGCATTAGTTATAATTACAACCTCCAACACCAATGTCTACAAAAGTTTCCCCATCATCACCCTCAAAAAGTTGAAAAGCAAAATCTCCTTTATAGAATTGAAGGTTATATCCATCAGTGATTTCAACTATCATGTTGGGGGGATACTGGCGGAGTTTCTCAATCATTTCAGCAACAGTCATCATCCCTCTAGAAATTCTTCGTAAGGTTGAGAGCTAATCGAAAAGAAAGTTACGAGGTACAGAAAGGCGAAAAAGGACAAGATGTCTTTCAAGTTTCTCACCCGATTTTCTTGGGCTGACATGGGAGAGCGGAATTGCTTCGGGAAAAGGCTACACTCTAATCATAGTTGCTCAGTCTAAGGTAGTAAAGTTCGGGTTACCGAATCATTCTTCCCGACGTTTTTCCTCCTGTCTGACTATCTTAGCAAGTTTCACAAGGTACTGATCGTTTCCATATATCTTGGCCAATTTGTCCATTTCCCCTCTATCTATCAACCCTCTCATCATAGTGGAACTCTCAGATCCCTCCGGCCTTGGTACAAGCTCTCCCCCGATACCGAATTTCTGAGTTATGCCCTTGAGGTAATCCTTTCTGTCTTCCCCCAACCCGAGGACAACATTCTTCGGTCCCTGCTCTTCAACGATTGATTTCAGGGTTTCATAGGTGTTTTTGGCATGCACAAACCTGATTTTGTTGGTGTCCACCCCTTGTTGTTTGAGCACTCTCCGAAACATGAGATTTCTCAGGTTCCAGTCTACGTTGTTCTTGGAACCGCTCATGATAATGTTCACCCTGTCAGACTTTTCGAGCAGCTTTTTGATAACCTTAGCATGTCCAGGAGTGGGTATGTTGAATTTGCCCCATGTTACTCCCTCCTTGTAGGGTTTTTCTCTCTCCCCAACCTCTACACCTTTGACACACTTTCCGGAGGTCCCATAGAAGGAACCATCGGCTTTCTGGCAACGAGTGAAGTCTACTGAGCTCATGCTGTGGCTGATACTATTTCTTATTTACCCCCTGCCTCTTTTGCCAGTGTCTCTTCGATCAACCGTTTGATTGTGTCTCCATGGCACCTTTTAGGGCTGCAAAAACAAACCAGCTCAATGCAACCGACTGAAGGGTCTCTCGCAATGTTCACTAAGCCTTCAAAGTACTGAACCTGAGCTGTCGAACCAAAAAGCTTCCCTTGAACCCACTCTTCAAAACTATCGCAAACCCTTTGTCTTTCCAGGTCGCTTCTGTCTTTCATGACGAAAGGGTTCCCCAAAGGAGTCCCCCTGTGAATGGGCACCCTTGTTACTCCTGGCTCGGGAGTGTCCGACAGGTGGTATTTGTTGACTACTTTGATCTTCATGTTACCAATCAAGAAAGAATCTGAAGACGATCTCTAACCACTTCCCATGGTATGGGAGTGAAATCAATTTGCTCTACGCATACACAGAAGTACAGGGGGTCTGGTTCTCCGTCCTTTGTAACTGTGTTACAGTGCAAGTGTCCATGAATGTTAGCGATGTAACTCTCAGACACAGAGTCTCTGTGACAAGGTATGTGTGTCATTAAGTACCGATCCTTAACGTGAGCTCCCCGAATATCGTAGAAATAAGGACTGTAGTCCGAGAGCTTGTAGATATCGTGATTGCCTCTGACCAACGCTTTTTTGCCATTGAGGCGAGACAGTATGGACAAAGACTTTCTAGGGATCACAACGTCTCCAAGGTGGTACACCGTATCCTTGGGGCCAACCACCTTGTTCCAGTTTTGGACCATAGCCTCATCCATCTCTTCAACCGAGTCCCAAGGTCTGATTCTTTGGTTATTCTTGTCCAAGAATGAGCAAGCTTTGGAGTGGCCGAAGTGTGTGTCGGCTATCAAAAAGAGGGTCATTGACCTAGGTATTTGTCTTAAGGAACTATTTTTGATCTATGAGGTTCTACAGCAGATGTCCTGAAACTGTCTGAGAGTTGCTCTGGGAATGACTTTGTCAAGAAAGGGCACAACCCAGGGTCTACACATTTGCCTGAGGAGGAGTTGGTTGACTCCGTGGCGGGTGCGTAACACCACCCACAATCCCAATACTTACATCTCTTCATTGATGTTCCTCAATTCTTGAATTACGCTCAGAAGATCTTCTTCGTAGACAACCCTTTCTGTGCCGTACACCCTGGCGTGCCAAGGGTCCATGTCACCAGAAATTGGAAGACTCTGAGAGAGTTCATCCGTTAGAGCTTCAAGTAGGGAGATAAACAGGGTCAGCTTGCCATTTAAAGGTTCTTCCAGATGTAAACAATTCAGAAGTTTATTGGCAGTGTTGGAAATCCGCATCTCAATCCTTGATAAGGTTTACAAGGTCAGAGAACGCATCGTATACTTGAGAGTGGTCGTCGGTGGCACTCCAATTACGAGCGCTGGCAAGACACATACCCTTTTTAGGGTTATCGGTGACCCCAAACTCTTCAAACAAATCGTTTTCAAACTCTTTCTCAAGACAGCGTCTTTCCGTATAGTGCGTACAAACTTCGCCGTCGTATCCTTTCTTATCAAAAACTCTTTGAATAACGCAACCTGGGTACTCCTGAAGAAGGGTTGTCTCGCTCTTCTCATTGAGAGGGCCAAACCAAAGAAGCTCTCCTTTGTCATAAGCATAGAGAGTGGTGTGATCCTTTTTGAGAGGGTGTCGGGTTTCCAGTTGGCTGTAGTACTCGAAAGGCTTCATCTTAAGGCGCTTTATTACAAGTTTATTATAGCTGAATCTGTACGCCAAGGGAAGTAAGGGTAACCGAACTCCGAAGGTTCGGTATCAGCATAGTTCAACTAAGACACCCAATCTCTCAGGTTTATGGTTGGCGGTCAAAAAGAAATACCCGCATAGTTGTCATCCATGTATTCTCGTGTTGTTCTTCCGGGTGGGAACTCAATCAGGTTGTCAAACTCCTCTGTGAGACGATAAGGACTCCCTTTCTGGAGGGCAAGGTAACACCTTCTCACATTGTCAGCAAGGTAGTTTTGGAGGTTTTTGGAAAAGCAGTGAAGAGCAAGAGTTCGGTAAGCAACTGCTGGTTCCTGGTTAAGGAAGTCTTCAAACCTGAGGTTGTAAAACAGTCTTTGTTCTTTATCTGAGTATTTCATTTAGTTTATGTTTACCTTAAGGTTTTCTTCATTCTCCTGACACACTTGTTCCATTGGATTACTTCCATTGAACCTTGTGATTCTTTTGGCAACCAACTGGCAACAACATCTGTGAGTTTGTCACTCAAAACATCACAATCAATGCCGTACCCTACTTTCTTGCCAACTTCTTCCCAAATCAACTCGTAGAGAGTCGGAGGTTTATTTCTTTCGAAATACTCTTCTAAGATGCTCTCGAAATTTGGAATCTCTGTCATTGTGTCAACAATCTGGAAATGCTATTTAGGCATTCAGGGCAAGGCACCAACCTGTCATCATCCCTTATGGCGTAGGCTGCATGGTCTATGTCCTGGAAGAACCAATCAAAGCTGTATAGCCGGGAACCACACCAAGAGGTGTTGGTCTTATCAACATGAGTGTGTCGGATGCATTTAATGTATTCCGGTCTTTCCTTACTCATTCTCAAACTCCTCCTTTAGCTTTTCGTATTGCTTACGATGAGCTTCTTTAGCTCTGGTGTCTTCTTTAAGCTTTCGCTTCCTCATTGCCTGAGTCTCTCTCAACCTTTTGTCATTCTCCTCCCAATCCTTATAAAGGTATGTCACCTAGCATTCACCAGAGCATTCGTAGTATCCAGTTTCGATGATGAGACCCCACCCAGATTCTTTTCATGGCCATGTGCACGCTGTCAACCGATTAAGGTTGAAGGGCTTCAGTGTATATGTATGGCTTTTGCTTGGATATGGCTTCCACTTGGCAACCCCATATCCGGTCACCTTGACTGACCTGAGTGACAAATTCAGTTACCCGGATAGGAGACTCCAGTAACCATGCGCCAAACTCATGAGAGATTGTGCGACATCTGTGTTCCCAGGCACACATGGTCATGTCTACAGGCTTCTTCCAAAATTGCCACCAAGGGAAGGATTCTCGGCGTGTAGTAGTAACTTTTTCCCACCAGCTGATTGTCCAACCCCCCTCGTAATTCCTCAGGTTTCCGATGAAGACACTCTCTCGGTCTCTGATGTCTCCCATAAGTTAGGACCTTCGAGCAATAGCTGCGTTGGCCCACATTGAAGCTTGTTCCAGGTTGGTTAGAGCCAAGGACAATTCTCTGGAATCTGGGCAATAGCGAGCCATCAGCTCAGCCAGGTCTTTTGCGGCGGCCCGCAAAATCTTATAGCGCTCAGCTTGATCCTCATCGGGGGAATGATAGGAGAATCTGTTATTAAATTCTTCGTGATTCATGTCAGACAATGTACCAATCGGTGGATAGAAGGTCGGTTTGGCTTGCGAGCCAGGGAACGCGATCGCCCTGAACGGTAGTTATGTAGATGTACGGCAGAGTCATATGGCCATCATCACCAGGGGTCTGTAGTTGGATGAACTGACCAGGGCCATTCCAACCTCGGCGTGACCAGCGGTGCGGAAAAATGGAGAGCAGGTCAGCAATGACTAGAGAGAAAGAGTCGTTCTGTTCCATGGTTTAGTGTCAAAGTGCTCGTTTTTCTTGTTGTCGGGAATTGGTCACTCATCGTCGGAACTCCAAGGAAATGTTAAGGAGAGCTTTCCTTCTTTCCTGACTAAAGTAGCCAAAGGGATGAGGAACCAGGCAATTAAGAGAAAAGGGATAAGGGTGACCAGGAACAGCAAAGAGCAAGCGGGCCAAACAAGAAAGAAAGACACAGCTTTGATGGCCCACGCTTGATTTCGGGGTACTACTTGTGTGTTAGATAGATTGACATTCATTGCAGTGTGTGGTGTGGTCATCAGTCCCAATACTGATCAATCGTTCGCAGGTGACGTAGTATTATACAGCTGTCCGTGCTCCTGTAAACTGTCCCCAGATGTCCGTTATTTTTGTAGAACTCCAGTTCTGCAATAGCAGCCCGAACCATGGGGCAATCGGCTACCCATTCTCGAACCCAAAATGTATCAAACTTTTCAATGTAGCGCCATACCGGATCCTGCTGAACCCATGCATGGTAGTATCCGGGATATGACAATTGGCCGAATCCAAATTCACCCGTAATCCACTGTTCGTATTTCTTGGGGTCATCCACAGATAAGCTATTGCAATATTCTTCACTCTCTGCTTTAACGGATTCCCACAGATGCGAATTAGGGTCGACTTTGAAAGTGCAGTTGACTACTAAGTAGGGTACACCGGAGCATTCGCTAACGTAAGGGTCCCACCGAAGGGAGGTGATGGTCAGTTCGGGTGTCTCAGTCATTTGGGCAAAGCTTCAGATTGTCGGTGGCCGGCACGACGCCCAAGGTCGTAAATCTCCCTCAAAGGGTATATAATCTGTCCAGAGTACTTGTTCCAAATTTCTCTGAGCTCTGTATCTGAACACACTGGAATTGCATCGTCTTGACTTCTCGGGCCATGGCTCCTTCCAAAATTGTAAACATTCCTCAGCCCTTCTGAGACGAGTTCACTTCTGTGCCAAATTTCATAAAGTTGCTTGTCTGTAGCTACTTCTTTTTCATTGGTATCTTGAGAAGTCAAAGCACCTTCTAGAGCCAAAACCCTGGACCGAAGATCCTCGATTGCCTGTTTGATGATTCCTCCCCGCTTAGAAGAAATTTCCCCTCCATTCACAGCCAAAGCAAGTTCCGACAGAGCCTTGTCACTCGAGCTCAAGGGACGACGAGCATTGAGGAGTTGGCCGATTCGGTGTGTTGGATCTGCAAACCACTCTTGGTGAGTGATTTCTTCCAGGACCGCTTCCAATTCTCGATCAGCTCCCCATTGAGCGAAGAAATTGGCAATGTGTGTGTCACGAGCTTCGTCATCTGCAACTGGGTCTTCGGTTTCAGAGAGGAAGATACCCTCTTCTGATACTCTTCTCACTAGGCTCTGAGGGGGGACTGGAGGGTGTGGGTTGTTCATTGATTCTATGTTTTAGAGATTCCTTTTAACTGTTATGCGCTGAATCTGTCAGAAGCGACGCATCCAATTGCAATCAGAGAAAGGGAGAGAACAAGCAGAAAAAGAATGTCTGTCATAAGTCCGGAGATTTAGGGGCAGGGTTGAGAGTGCCGCGGAGCTCGTCTCCCGAGAAGGTTCCCAGGCCCCAGGCCGCGATGGCGTGGTCGATGTGGTTGCTCATTGCTGGCCCTCCAGCTCGGCGGCGATGTCGAGGATTTGGCGGCGCAATGAGTGCCTGGCAACACCAGTTTCCGACGTGCGATTCCACGGCTTCTGCTCCGGAGCCACCTGATCCGCCAGAGCGCGGGTGAAGGCGGCCAGCGCATCTCCGTAATCCTCGAACACGCCGACACGTTCTGCCACGTCGTTGAACGCCTGCCAGACCGCCTGCGCGGTGATAGAGAGGGTGTGGTTAGTCATCGTCGGGGTTCTCTTTATTTGTTGGTTCAGGTGAGACATAAAAGTAGCCCATTGCCTCTAATAGCGTGTAAGCAAAGAGCTCAGCCTTGGAGAAAGTGTCAAGACCGGCACTTACCAGAAAAGCTTTCTTCTTAACCTCTTGCTCAACTTCCTGCAAGAAATGAACATAGAAATAGGTGTTATCAACTTTAATGATCTTGGGCGGTGTTTCTTTGGAAAGTTCAGTCATTATCACCCTACAACTCCTCGGCGATCAGGCGAATCTAGGAGGAATTCACAGCGCGGACACCAAGAAAGTCGTAACCAAGCTGATCCGTGGGGCTTTCCCGCTTCCCACTGACTGATGGTACAGCCTGTGTTGTCCAGGGCGTCTAGAATTGCCTGAGCCTGAAGGGAAAGGTTAAAGTTGCTCATTTTCTTATGCAGGTGCTTTTGCTGATATCTCTGTAATCATTCTTAATCCAGAGAGCAAGGGGAGTTTTCATGAGCCTTCGGGGAGAACTTCAACGATGTCTATTACTGACGGAGAATCCCCCTTGTAATAACGGCCATTGGGGTAATAGTTTTCACCGTTGTCCAAGAAAACGTAATCTGGGGATAAACCAAAACTGTCGATGGTTCTAATTGACCCATCCTTAAGCCTCACCTCGCGCCCAATCCATTTGGGGTCTCTCGTGAATCGAACTTCCCCTGCTCTTTCGTCATCGCTCTCCTCCTGATTTCCACCATTGACTTCTTTTTCTTCCTCGATGGCTCGCTGATTGTCGAGAATTGCCTGCAAGGCCTGAACCAAAGCAGGAACCTCATCAAGAAAAATCTGAGGACAAAGCTCTACATATCTGCTGTCGGTATCTTGCCCCTTGACGTGGATGAGCAATGGTGCCCGTTGGTTATTGCACTTGGGCAGTTGGAGGCTAGTGATTTCGTGCATGATCGGTAAGTAAGGAGAAGCTCAATAACTAAGCGTGTGATTTCGCTAAAATGAGCAGGACGCAAAGCCCAGTCCAAAAAAGAAAGGGATAAGCATTCTGCAGCCAGTTGGCAAGGCCATCATTTGTCCCATTAGTACGAATAAGAAGGCCAGTGAAAAAATAGTTTTGAACAACAAGTATTGTGATCATTGAAACAGAAAGATCCAAACATACAATGTCCAAATAAGCATTCAAAAACGCAAAAGGGAGCAGGCTGAGAAAGTAATAGAAGTATATCATTAGGTTATGGGAAGAAACTCGAGGGCGTAGGCCATTCACCGGTTTTTGTCAATTATTCTGGCAGAGAGTTTAATGCTTCACGGATGTTTCTGCCCAGGGTAGTGAAATCTTCTATATTGAATTTGTTCGTCATCCACATCGTAAAAGCCTTGTTAAGAGATTCTATCCCTTGCTTCTTTAGGTTTGGCGGCTTGGGACGCCTGGCTGCTTGAAGGTTTTCACTTGTTACAGGGTAAGAAGTTCCACGCTGGAGATCTGAAAGTGCCTCACAGCACGCCGCCAGCTCCTGGTCGGCTCCCCATTGGGCAGCGCGATTGCAAAGTTTTTGTGTAGACAGGCTTTCGCTGGCCCATTGCTGCACCAGATCGGGTGGTGGGGCGATTGGTTTTTGGTTAGTCATTCGGGAATCTCCTCCAGTGCACGGCGGATGTTATCAACATGGGTTTGAAATACCTCGAAACCGCTGGACCCCTCAAACTCTCCAAGCGTGAAATCTCCGATTTCTTTCAACCCTCTCAATGCTTGTTCTTTTAAGCTCGGTCGGCGGTGATTACGAAGGTCTTTGTGGAAGTCTGGATCGCACAGTTCATTGTCGTCCAGAAACTCACAGCACGCTTCTAGTTCCTGGTTGGCACCCCACTGGGCGGCTTGGGTTGCAACTTCTAGTTGATCCCAAGTTACAGGCCCCTTCATCGCGCCTCCAGCCCTATCCTCTATCCACTTCCTAACCAGCTCTTCTGACGGCAGGGTAATTGGATGTTGTTCAGTCATTGATTAGCTCCAATGCGAGTCGGATAATTGCTCCACGTTCAGGAGTAATGTCACCGCCAGCTACGGCCGCAGCAACTTCTGATAGAGCCTCCTCTTTCTGGCTCAGCTTCTTGGGGCGGCGTAATCGGAGAAGGTCCTTACGTGCTACGGGTAACCCAAGATCAAGCAGGAACTCAGCACATTCCGCCAGTTCTTGATCCGCTCCCCATTGTGCGGCTTGGGTAGCAATAGTTAAGCCTCGGTCTAGTGGTGAATTAGAATGCCACTGCTCTACCAGCTCCGGAGATGGGGTGATAGGATGTTTATCAGTCATTGCAATTGGAACACAGACAGTTAAAGAATCACCCCTTCTAGTTCGGCGGCGATGGAAAGTAGTTCGGCTCGGATCATCTCAACCGTTGACAAACAACAGTCTGGTCCCTCAGGCATGCTGGCGGGAGTTACCCGATCTGCAACAGCTCGAATCGCGGTACCGGCAAAGCCTCGTGCTACCAACCGGAACTGAGAATCTGGGTCTCCACAACCGCAAGCTTCCAAAACAGCTTCGGAGGATGGGGAAAGAGGTTCGATCATTGGGTTTGTTCTCTACCTTTATATCTTAGCTCTTCTGAGCTGAGGTGTAAAGTTCGGGTTACCGATCAGGCTCCTTTGGCCAAGAGGCGCACAATGTCCAATTCGTGGTCTCCGCCATCGTAATAATAACGACCATCTTTGTGGTACCATGTGCCATCTTCTAGGTGGATTGTCTCGTCATCAGCTTCCCCGCTCCGATTAGTGTCAACAGCGTCAATAACTAAAATATCACCATTCATAAGCTCAACTTTCCTGCCAATCCATTTGGGATTGTTGTCAAAATGAAACGGGCCATATGATTCAGCATCATCTGGATCAGCAAGTTTCGCAGGTTCTAGAGGGGCGCTGGCTTGCCCTTGGTCTCCCAGGGCGATCGCCATTGCAAGCCTAAAGCTTAGAGGATCAATGCTAAGGCTAGACAATGCTGCAGCAAGATTATCTTCACGAATAGGCACAAGTTCATTCAGCACTTGCTCTGCAAGCTCCCTGCATTCTTCTTCGTAACTATATCGAGTCAGAACTTTGCCAATGCGAATGAGAATTTCTCTTGAAAGGGCCATTGCTAAATAAGAACAGTAGACGATAGGAGGATCACTTGTCTAGGCAAGTGGTGGATCCGCACCAGGCTTGAGCAAGTACCGGCTTGATGCCATTGCTGAAATCACTTTTAGCGGCAATGCCGGCCACCTTGAGAACCAAGGAAACCTGAACAATCATCATTAGCACAACCAAAGCGGAAGTGCCACAGAAAATGAAAGGAAAAACTTTCTTGAAAAGATCGAAAAACGAGAATTGTGTTTTAGGACGAAGCATTAGATTGAGAACGGGTGATTAGAGAAATTACTGGCTGTAAGTTAGCGTTGATTTCATCAAGTTTTTCAACGACTTTACTCACTTCTTGCGGAGAACACACGCCCAACAACTGATCCTTAAGCTTACACATTACTGCTAGCCCTTGCTTGTATTCGGCCAGACCCACTGAAAAATGTTTCCAAGCCTCAAAATTGGCAATGGCCTCAGGGGATGCTGGTGTTGCATACCCTGGGCTTCGCGGTTGCCAAATATCACTGGAAGTGCCATAAATCTTCCCATTCTTAAGGAATCGAACCTCGCCTTTATTGTCATAGGCAGTGAATTGCGTTTTAGTCACTTTGCTAACTGTTAGCAATCGTTGATCCCAATGGTAAGAGTTGTTCAAAATCACTTGATCGCCAACGGCAATGTCATCAAATTCAGAAGACGGGGAAAGAGGTTCTATCATTAGGTCTGTTCTCTACCCTTATATCATAGCCCTTCTGAACCGAGGTGTAAAGTTCGGGTTACCGAACCAAGAGTGGGGTAAGAAGCGGCAGAGCCCAATGTGGGAGCCAAGCTTGTGCTTCCAAAGGATGGCAGAGCCCGTCTGAATCTGTAAATCCAACGTCTTCGAGACGCATGAATCTCCAGCTGCGTGGCATTCCGTATGAAGTTTTCGATCGCTCGAGACCCCAGCACCACTCTCCTGTACCTCTCCTCGGATGCGGGCAGCAATCCTCTGCTTTCGGTAATCGCTCGGTGACGAGAATTGGGGACAATGTTACAGAGGTTGTGTGACCCGCTAAAGACATTCCGTGGTCAACCCCCAATTGGAACACAGCCTTAAGTGCAAATTCCCTGTGTAAAGCATCATTGCATCCTTTGGAATGTTGCGCTTTGCTCTGTGAAAATGCTTTCGCGTAGCAGACTCCAATGTCCCATACACTGGGGGCCTCAGAACCAGCCCATCTTTGCAGACGCTGTGTCACATCAGTTGCAGTGTGGCCATCCCAAGGCTTACCCCGATCAAGTTCTAGGGCTCCGGTTGCTTGGGCAACAGGATAGAGGCAAATGGGCAGGTGATAAGTAACACTCTCTTCCTCTGAAAGATCGCAGCCGATAATGAACCATTCTCCACTGCCAAAGCAAAGTTCTCCGTCATTGTGCCGACGGCTGAACCAACAGCGGCCAGGAAGAGCACGCATCAGAGCCAGGCAAAGGGAATGTCGGTGTTCGTACAGCTCTGCAAAAGTGTGGTAGCCGTCGCTAATCTGAGAAGTATCTGTGGTCATTGTTGAGTTGCTCGTACATACGAAAAGGCCAAATATACTAAACCAACTGTGATTCTAATATGCTTATTGTCCACTGCGGAAGCCATCCAGATTGTGCTCATGACAGCAAAGTCAGCAGAGGAAAGTTCCGGTGTGATCATGGGGCAGGGCTTCTAGATATCCAACCTAATTTTATGGACAAAGGACCGAGAATAAACGAGATGGCCTTGCAAGAAGGGTCGAGCGGAGACTGAAGTCTGCGTAGTTTGAATCTCACGGGTTTGCCATTCTCAGTCCAACAGTCGGAAGACTGATCCAAAGTAGGGTTGTTTTTGTTTGGTGACTGACTAAACGAATCATGTATTTCTATGTTACTCCTCGACCAATTGAATTACAGCAAAGTGACGTTGGGCTTCAGCAGGGAGTGAATCATATACTTTCTGCTCATTTCGTAGCGAGGAGTTCGCTGAAGCTTTTTCAATCAGGAGGTACATGCAAAGAGAGAGTTCATACGCGGTGATGTCAGATTGGGGCTTCCACAGAAACTGCCTCCCATCATCAAGAGATTCACGCAAACTCGTATCTCCCAAAAAGTCAGCGAAAAAGTCAGCAGCGGCTCGATCAAACATTGATTTCCTCCATCTCTGTGGCGATGGCGAGGAGTTCACGGCGACTTTCTTCTCTCTGATACTTTTTCGCGTTCATGTGGTTCCAGTCTTCAATACTCCACGCTTCAGCTGGATCAAGTTCTGGTTCTTCCGGCAGCACTTGATCTACGGTAGAGCGAAGGAAAGCAGCGTTTGAAAGCTTCAGCAAAGAGCGGGCGAAGGAGAGTACGTGTTCCCTTATATCGTGATCTTCGCACCAGAGAGAAACAACTCTTCCGTTTAGAAGTTCAGTGGCCACGCCGTGCTCTTTAGCAAGCTTCAAAATGTCTTGGTCTGTGAGAGCAAAAGTTGCAGTGGTTTGGGAGATTTCTCGGTAATGGGTGCAGTCTGTTTTGCACTGGCCCTTGGAGACCAATTCCCACGCACAGTCGCAGTTGAGGATGCAGTCTGATGGTTCATCAAACACACATGGACTGGGATGAAGATCAGACTCGATGTCAAGCCAGCAATTTCTAGGAATGTCAGTCATTGGTGTATTTAAGATGTTCTCTGTAAGGGCAGGCCGTTCTGAAACCAAAAAACGAATGCTCGGTCATATCCCAGCGGCAGGAGTTGCCGCAGGTGATACATTCAAGCATTTCGTCATCGATGCGACCTCGAACACGGCTGATCGTCGGGCCACCATTAGCGGCGCAGTCATCTGGAACGAATGTTATTTGGTATGCCATGCTATGATAGCAATGAAGGTGATTGCAAAGAGCAAAGTTGCTTGAAAGTCAGTCATTGGTTTCTAGTTCAGCAGCGATGGAGCGGATCTCATTAACGTGCCAGTGCTTCGCGGAGCCCGCTTGATCTGCTAGAGCGCGGAGGGCGGCGGCAAGAGCGGGAAGATCTGCGGGAGTTTCGTCCATTTCAGAATGATCAAGGTATGCAGCCCAAACCGCCTGCGCGGCGGGAGAGAGGGGATTGCTCATCGGTGTGTTTAAACAGTGCAATACGTAAGTTTTGACCATCTGAAAGTCCCCCACGAATTTTCGGAGGGATCAGAGTTAGTCCAACACACAGAACCAATACACCCACAACCATCATCAATGTGCATCGATGGCCAGCGAGGTAACTGATCTGGCCTGTATGCTATAATTCTTCTTGACATGCGGGAAATAATCATTGGCCATTGGTGCGAGAAAAACAGAATCCCAATCATCGGGTGGTTGTCATTCGTTGTCATCTTCCTGATCCGAGGGAAACAATCTCCGTTCAATACACTTGTCGATTTCTACAGGGGTTGTTTCTGTTGATTGGTAACGTCCCCAAACAACCCAGCTAAGCCTTGATGGAGCAGAGGGAACATGGGTTACGGAGAAAACATAACAAGAGGCATCCTCCATGCCCTGTGCAGTCATTAGGGCGAAGAAGTCATCTTGTGCATGTCGGCAAATGATCTCAGGCATCGGTCCCCTCCTGCGGCAAGGGCAGCAAGGTGAAGTGGGTGTGATAGCCAGGCCAGTCCGTGTCAAGCGGCGAGCCCACATAGGGTGGTTCTTCGATGGGGAAGCGCCACCACAGGACGTTCCCAATATCCCCGTGCCATTCGATCACCGACACCGGCTCGACGGCAGGGTGGCCTGCGAGTTGCAGAACAGCACGAGCCTTCCGAATCTCTAGTACCCTGGAGTATTCAATGGCACTGAGATTCTGGGCTTCAGGATGAATCGGAGGAAATGAGGCCACCACCTGATCTTGAATGGCCA